CCTAAGTACCTCCCTTATTACTTCTATTTTATACTATTACAGTTCTGCTACAACCTGCATAGTAGCAATCCATTCACCTCTAAGTATCATAGTACCATAGAACCATTTAATACTATAAAAACCAGTTTCACCATAAGGATCATTAGCATATGATTCTGTAGACCCGGGCATTGCCATCTTAACTTTAAACTTAACGTTTTTACCACCAGTCTGAAAACCGATAGTAGTAAAAGATTTATCACCTACACAAAGTAGAGGAAATACATCATAGTTACCGTCTGTTTCTCTGAAACCACCGTTAGTAGTTACTGTTGCACCTGCACCTGCTTCATAAACCATTTCTGGTACTTCTATAATTCTGAAGTTGTCTATACAACCTATTTCACCTTTTGCAACATTACCTGCTTCTGCATAATGCTGAACAGGAATATAGGCTTTATTATCATGGTAATCTTTCATTTTAAGCAGAGTAGTTTTAAGTTCTGATCCTGTATATACATATCTAGCAGAAGGAATAACCTTAGTATCAATCATTCTACTACCTGTAATAACTGTAGTATGTCTTGGACATCTGTTATTATTAAGCTCTGTATTAAGCTTAACAAACATGTCATAACTAAGAACAGAAGCTGTTCCGTTATCTACTGCAGTTTGTTCACCAGTAACAGTTAGTTTTGTATCTGCTTCACCACCAAACATATTAACACTTGCACCATTTAGAAGATCTATCTGAAGCATATCTTCCACAATCTCGTTAGCACCTCTTAGAGATTCACGAGTAAAGTGAGTAATGAGTTCATCATCATCGTCAAAGTTTAGTGCATCTTCAGTAAACTCACTGAAAAAACCAAGTTTCTGAATAGTACCTTCAAGTGTTTTTCTTGTAAAACCTACTCTGTTTCCGTATGTTCAATAAGGTTCGCTACTACCTTATCAGTTCTCTTATGAACTTCTGTACATTACTATACAGTGCAGACTATATCATAATCCTGTGTAAGTGCAGGACTCTTGCCGTTTCCGCTACCAATAGCTTGTAGCGTACTCCCTTTTGGGATAGTCGTTAAACATTATAGATGACAGTATTCAAAGCGTAACCGTTAAATTCTTTGTACTTACAAACGATTTCATTAGCTGCTAATGCTGCTAAACGCTCTGCCTCAAGCTCTCCAAATTTATTTACAGAAAATTGCTTAGTTCTTGCAAAAAGCTTACCATTAATAGTGGCTTTAACTAATGCTCTATAGAACAATCCATCTGCTTTGCTGTTAACAAGACTTACATAATGGTATTTAGAAGTTTCACCAAACTTCTTACCAATATTTTTGTAATGTTCTGTTCTTAGCCCTGTTTTAAAAGCATGTTTACTGTTTTCTTTTGGAGTACACCATTCTAGGTTATAAACATTATTGTTTAGTTTATTACCATCAATATGGTTTACCTGAGATTTATTATCTGGATTTGGTATAAAGTGTTCTGCTACAATTCTGTGTATTACAAGTCTATCTTTTTTTCCACCAGTACTGCGTAACCCTATCTTGTAGTACCCATTACTACCAATACAAGGAGACATTATCTTACCATTCCACATTGATAGTATCTGTCCTTTTGTATTCACTTTATACCTTCTTTCATATTTATAAATATCTTTCCACATAATCTGTCACCTACCTTAGTATGGGATTGTCCTTTTAACCCTACTCTATAGGAGATCCCCCATTTAGGCAAGTTTGCTTTTACCATTACTGATAAAAGGGGCAATTTTAGGCTGTTAAAGCCATGGTCATTTTCTTAACCCGACCACCAGATTCTGATAGTGTAGGAAGTTTACTCTGAATAGTACCTACATCTCTACTAGAACCGTAAAGGTTACCATCAGATATTACTGCACCAGAAGCATCAAGACCTTCATCATTTATGTTTCGATCATCCAAAAGAGGGATATAGTGATGTAGTTTAATAGTCTTGCCATAATTCCGTGGCATAGTCATGGTATCTGCTAACTGTCCAAAATACTGCTCCTTAACAAGGTCAATGAGTGCTTTTTTGTAGTGATAATGAGTTACAATGTTTGCTCCAACAGAACTGTCATTACCTGCTTTATATTCCATAGTCATAATTTATTCTCCTAATATAATTTCTTCCGTTCAAGCTTTAAGAAAGCTTCATCGGACATATCCAATATTTCATCATCTGTAAGCTTTACAGACGATTCTTTAGTTTTCTTAGGAGATGGTTGTGCTGATTTCTTATTAACAGTTTTGTTAACAGGTTTAACGGTCTTTTTTTCCTGTGGAGGTTCAGGAGTGGCAGGAGGTGTTTTTTCCTCTTGTGCAAGCTTAGATACTACCTGTACGTAAGCATCTAAATCACTGATACCTTTCAGTCTTCCAAAGACTCGTTCTTTCTCTACTATTGACTGTACTTTATCAAATCTATCCAGTTCCACCTCTTCATGGAGTCTTACCAGTAATTCAGGATCTTTAAGAATTTTTTCCTTACTTTCCTTATCCCACGTTTCAGTAACTATTTTTTTAGTTGTATCAAAATGTGGAGAATCCTGAATATCTTTTATAGTTTGATTAAACATTGCTTCTTCATCTGTAGCCAAATTATTAGAAGGTGTGTAATCTACTTTTTCTGTTTCATCATACTCAGTCCAATCTATGTCAGACTCTTTCATAAACTTCTTTACAGCATCTTTATTTTTGTTTTTAAGATCTATAAGATAGTTAAGTTCATTTTCATCTATGTTATTCTTTTCAAGTGAAGATAGTACTTTTAACGCAGGTTTAATAGTAGCCATTTTCTTTACATAATTAGCTCCCATCTGCATTAAGTGAACAACATCATCTTCACTTTCAGGTGTAATCATTTTACCATTAGCCTTAAAAGGCTTCATAACATTTTTGTAAAACTTGCTATAATCTACATCCTGTTTTGGCTCTTCTTCTTCTGTACTATCTTCTTTTTTACTCTCTTCAGTACTATCATCATCTGTTTTTTTGTCTGTATCTATATCTTTATCTGTATCTGTATCTTCTTCAGAAGTACTATCTTCTTCAGAAGTATCTTCTGTCTCTTCTTCTTCTGTTACAGTCTCTTCTTCACTGGTATCTTCAGTTTCTGTAATAGGTTCTTCCGGTTCATTAGTACCATTTAGAAATTCTTCATCAGAAATTTCAAGTATATCTGTTTCATCAGAAAGTTGCTCTTCACCTTTTTCTGGTGTTTCTGTGTCTTTCAGAATTTCGTTCATATATTATTCTCCGTTTTCCATATCTTTAAAAGCTTCCCTTGCTTCTTTAAGGGACTCTTCTGCCTGATGTCCTCTTGCAAGAGTAGTAATAAAATACTGTCTAAGTTCTCCTACAGCAATTATTTTGTCATCTATAGATCTTACTATCTTAGGGTCTTCCTGAATAGAAGGATCAGCTCTAAGCAGTACCAATCTACTTGCTTCATTTTTAAAGTAACCTTCAGACATTATAAGTTTAAAATCTTTATTCTGTTGAAGTCTCATAAGTGCATCTCTGTACTTTATAAGTTCCTTAGCCTGTTCTTCTTCAATTCTTAGATCTTCTTCCATCTGTGCGTAATCGTTCATAATCCCTCTTATTCTTTTGGTTGGTTTTGAGCAGGAACTTCCTTACCCATATTTTTCATTGCTTCTACATCTAAATTACCCATTCGTTCTCTTTCTTGTTTTTCTAAGTTCTCTGCATGTTCTACTCCTTCTCCTTTCCTTAGAAATTCCAGATCCTTTAAATCACTTTCTGAAGCAGTCTTTTTAGCTTTAGCAAGTTCTGCTTGTGCTTTAGCTTGTTTTAACTGTATATCTACTTCGTTTTCCATGGCTTTAGCCATTTCATTTCTTACTTCTGCTTCTTTAAGTTGTACTTCCAGTTCTGAAAGCCTTTGCTGTACTGGATCTGGTTGAGGTGAGTATTCCTCAATCATTTTAGCTAATTTAGGCATTTTTCTTAACTTAGCTATATCAGCCATTATTATTTTAGTAAAGTCAAAAGGAACACTGTTACCTAATG